CCTTGTTATTATACCTTGCAAAGTTAATGTTTATTTTTGACTGTTTTTTTTGTGGCTGATATATATGTTTTTGACAAGCCATTACCGCCAAACCGGACGATATACTTGCATCGTACTTGGTTCTATTGTTAATATCAAACTTTGCCCAATCCTCAAGGGTTCTTGTAAATACCATATCACCATACTCATCTGATGCTCTATATGTACCCTCCATATCTATACCAACATACTTCTCAATGTAAGATTCTATAGCTGAAGCGTGTGCTTGCTTTACGTCTTCACTTGAGTTTGGTATACCCCCGAGTTCTTTTTCAGTCTTTGATAATTTATTTCTATGCTTGTCAGGCCTATTCATACAATAGTGCCTGTAACCTCTGTTTTTAAAATGATATAGTAATCGAGGCTTATTGTTCTCTACCAATATAGGCATACCATAAAACACACAAGCCATTAATACATCTTCATAAAAAATTTCTGCAGTCTGTGGCCTTGCTATATATTCTAAAAAGAATTCATTACTTGGTGCATCATCCATATTAAACTTAGTTAATCCGTGAAGAGCACCATTTGAACCCCCTCCTCCAACTACTCCTGATATGTCATAGCTATCACAACCAAATGCACCTATGTGTTCATTAGGTGGAATCTTAACGCCATTCTTATTAACGGGAGCAGTTCTTAATCGGTTGCTTGGCATCCAACTTACAAAGAACCTACCACTTTTATTTGGAGAAAAAACTACAGAACTATCCTTTATTCCATCCTTCCAATGGAATGAACCCTGAGTAATGTGATGTTCCTTAATTAGTGAATCATTGTAATCAATCTGCTGATATATTTTTGTCAGATTAAAAATAGATTGTTTACTCTCGTCACGGAATGCGTGAGACTCTGTTCTTGGAAACTGACGATAAAACTCATTCAGGGCATCAGCATCATTCTTTAAAGAGTCAACCTCTGCTTCCCAATAATCTACTGCACCTTGATGTATTAACTCATCATCAATACCTCTAATTGGTTTATTGGTGCTTTTATGCATCACCGGCATTCCATATCTATCTATAAATCCTTCCATATTCCATTCCATTGGGATGAAAAGTGAATACATACCGCTTTTGGTTTGACCATTTGCATTTCGTATTCCCACATTGGAATCTTCATATAGCTTCTTAAAGTTACCACCACCCTTCTCAAGAGCATTGGAGGTAGAACCCATCATACATTTACCAATTATTTTACTACCTAACCTTAGACAGGTTTTTGTAACCCTCCAATTGTTAAGAATATTATTTGGCTTAACCCACTTCCCACTCTCATCGTGTACTAACAGTAATAGCTTTTCACCATCATAAGAGTTGTCATCTGTGTTCTTCCAATCTATTGTTGTGTCCAACCCAACCATCTCATCGCTGCTTGTGTCGTACATATTCTTCTTAGTTATTTTTGCAGCAGGTATTCTAAAAGCCAATTCCGTTTTAGGCTTGTCCATACCGTCCATAATAGGTTTGAAAAAGAAAGGCAGTCTGCTATTTATAGGTACTACCTTATCTGTAAACATCTTCTTAGCATCCGAACCTGTCTTAGATAGTATACCTACCCTCGAATCTTTAGCGAGTGTTGCAGTATTTACTGACTCAGATGAAGACATAAAAGAAAAACCCGAACGTCTAATCTTTAGGTATATCATACCGAAGCTACGCTTATCAGCCTTACAAGCTTCCCAAAAAATATATAGTAATCTATTAGCTTCTCTATAGTCGGGGTATCCAACATCAATAGATGTCCATTGCAGGTACATATAGTGACTACCTGTGATATATGTTGGCTTACCATTATTCATAAACCAACGACCATCTTCTCTATAATCGAATTCAGACTCTACGTAATCTACCCATCTACTTTTAAATTCCTTTGGCATTTCATTCCATTGGAATATAGATTGAATCTTACTAAGTTCTTTTGGCAACTCTTCTCTCTCCCAATACTGCTCTTCTTTTTTCTTGTGTCTTTGAAGACACTTTTTTGGAGCAAGAGGTAACCCTATTCTTAGGCTTTGTATTTCAATAACCTCACCTAAAGTTCCGTCTTTAGATATTACAATAAGGTCATAGGTATCGTCATAACCATACTTCCAACTCTTTGCTTTATTCTTGTTGGTAAGTACGGATTTAGGTACGTAATCTTGTACAACTCTATATAACTTATTTAGACCTTCTCTCTGCAAACCCTTGTTTTGTATCTACTTTATTTGAACCATTTTCCATAGACTCTATCGCTTCCTTCTCTGCTTCTATTCTATTTAGAATTTCAAAGGCATCGAATATAGCCAACTTTTTTGTAGCTGCTGCATTCTTTAATCTATCAGCAGACAGGTCATCCTCAGGGTCGTGTTTAATAATCTGTTCCTTCGCCACCTTTATCAGTTGCTCTACCGCCCTGTGACCCGCTTCTATTATTTTTAGTTTTACTTCTTTTGAATTCACGCTTCAACCTTTTTTGTTTTCGTAAAGGAATTGGACTGCCATCGTGTTCGTTCCAACTATCCTCAAAAAAAACGTATTCATTATTTTTCATTTAATTCAGACTTAAAAAACATAACTTGAACCAACCTTGCATCATCACCTTCACCGAAGTTATGTAAAGTATTTCTTGAATGCTTTCATTATCGTCATCATCATATAACGTAGTTCCGTATCCACTTGGATACACCTTATTCAAATATAGTATTGCGGTGAAGTCACCGTGCATATCATCTCTATGAATAAAGTTTGGTTCTTCTTGCCCTAATGGAGACATTCTTGCAAAACTCAACACAAGCTTTGCATTTATCATCGACTCTATTGCTTCAACAACATTATCCCTTTCTAATTCCTGAACGTTTTTAAATACTCCACTTTCTGTTTCAAAGTCTATAAATCCTTTTTTGATTATAGATTGTACATACTTATCGGGGTTCTCAAATACATCAGTTAGAAATACAGTTGTCATATCTTTAATGTTATACTATGGTCAAACATACGATATAGCTTTTCTCCGTCAACCTGAAACTCATATTCACTATCAGGTTTAAAACAAACTTTATCTCCCTTATTAACTCCTTTACTAATTAAGTATTCATTTGGATACTTAACTAAACCAACTAATGGTTCTTCTTTTGTGTTCTTGTAAATATAAGAATCTTCTGTTGATATTGGTTCGATAAAGCAATACCTATCATACGCATTCCATTGTGTTCCATTATGGTACATAAAGAATTGGTCAGGCTCTATAAAGAATAAGTCGTCTTTGAAGAAACTCTTTCCGCTTCTTCTTCTACCCTTTACATCATTATAAAACTTAAATACATTGTGGTGTACAAGAAGTGTATCACCCACTTTTACAGGACCTGTGTATCCTAATGGAAGTTCTTTTACGATAGCTTCTCTATTTGAAAATCTAAAATCTTCCTCAGAGGTGCTTGTAATAACGTCTACCCCACCAATTTCTTTGGTGTTGTCGTAACGTCTACCCTTGTTAGGGCTTACTATAAAGTAATACAATCAATAGCTGAATCTGTTGGTTTGACTCCGTTTAATTTCATTTCAATTGCGTGAATTTGGCCTGCAATTTCCATCTGCTCGCCAAAGTCATCTGTGTTTGATTTCTCTAATCTAAGTTCATCTAAATGAATCATTAGATTATCTTTCTCTTCTCGAGTCATAACTCTAAAAGTTTATATTATACTCAATAGATATAGGCATTGTACTTGTGAATTCCTTCCAAAGTATAATCTCTTCCTTATCACTTTCAATCCAAATCTTTATAGAGTCTGACTCTATATCATATCTGATAAGATGGATTCTATGAGTTCCATTTAAAATTTCTTGGTTAACTATGTAGTGCATTGCCCCCGACTTATAATCAGGACCTATGCTAATTTTTCGTATGTCCATTTTATTTTATTTTAAGTAAGCTTCCAAATAGTAATAGAAGCTGAAGGTACTGTTGTCCAAACACCTCCTGAAATTACGTGAGGATATAACGCTCCTTGGTTCACTCCGTTCGCATCCCTTAATATTTCAAAAGAAAGAACATCTCCTACTCCAATTTTAGGTAATGGTTCTGATATAGTTATTGGAATCATTATACCAACGCTATTCAAATCAACACCTCTTGTTATTCCGTGTTGTGTTCCGTTTATCAAAACTCGATACATAAGCTGAGCAATACCTCCTGAGTTCCCTTGTCTTTCTACATTACCAAATGCCTCAAAGAAATAGTTACCATCACTCAAAAACGTAACATTTCCATTTACATCCAAATCAATATCAGATGTTGATTGAGCAGCACCAAATTCTACTTGATATGGTGCGTTTTGCCCTATTGGTCTTTGGTCTTTAAAAGATGAAGCAAGTAATACTTGGTCGTAAGCAGGTGCATTAATAACTACATTGTCAACCCACTTTACCTGTGTACCTGTAGATATAAGTACTTGGTCTGCAGTACCGGCATTTCCTCCCGCATCCTTTAAAGACCCATTTACAAATAGGTCGTCTTGGATAAGCTGAGTATTCCCTACAGATTGAATTAAATCTCCTTGAAGATTTATGTTGCCTGTTAAATTAATGTTCTGCGCTGCAGTATTCCCTGTATCAAGAACTGATTGTAAGTCAGCCGGGAATGGTGGAGGTGTAACCCACTTTACAAGACTTCCATCTGTTTGAAGGAATTGTCCTGCAGTTCCATAGCTTGCCGTAGAATCTTTTACCCCACCTTGTAGTTCTACATCACCAACATCAAACAATACATTGTTGGTGAACTCTACAGTACCCGGGAATGTGGCGCTTACGCCAACATTCAGGGTCTCTGTATCTACTTGTCCTTTTAAGATTATATCTTGAGTAGCAGTATTTCCTGAATCTAAAACCTCCTGTAGGTTGGGTGTTTCAACAAGACCAATGATATCACTCAGTAAATAATTTTTAGTTACTGAAGAATCATCGACATCGCTTCCTATTACCTTGTCTTTTAAGGTAGGTTTTGCATCAATTAAATACGTACTAATCTTTCCCATCTTATTCTTTTTTCTCAGAGGCTTCTGTTATATCACCTGTTTGCACATTGATTACAGAATCCTTTCCATATTTTTCTATTAATACTGCCTCCTCTGAAGCATATTGAATCTTTAATTCTTCTACATTCTTTAGAAGATTGTTCTGTGTGATAACAGTATCACCGAGTTGAACCTTTAAAGCATTAAAATCGTTTACCAATTTTTGAACTTTCTCCAATTCTGTTTTAGTTAATTTTGCCATTTGATTATTTTTAAATGTTTATGGTTACAAAGATAGCTATTTTTCTTTTATTAAAACTTCGTCTTAAGCTGCAATGCAAAGCCACCCTCTTTAGTAGTAACAAAGCAAACACCTGCACGAGAATCAACTTCCATACCTGTAATAGCCCCTATGCTTCTTCCGTCATACTGAACATCAAAAGAACCACCTGATTCTCCGGCAGGACCTTGCGGCCCGATAGGACCTTGTGCTCCGGTTGAACCTTTCGCTCCGGTTGAACCTTTCGCTCCGGCAGGACCTGTTGCCCCTGTTGCCCCGGCAGGGCCACGGTCTCCCGTATCACCTTTAGCACCGGGCGAACCATTTGTTCCATTAGTTCCCGCAGGACCTCTATCACCGGTAGCGCCTTTTGCCCCGGCAGGACCTTGTGGGCCGGCAGGACCGGCAGGACCGATAGGTCCTCTATCACCTGTATCTCCTTTAGCACCATCTTTTCCTGCAGCACCGGCTGCTCCTGTTGCACCTCTTGCTCCGGCTGCTCCTGTTGCTCCCTTAGCACCGGGCGCACCGTCAAGTCCCGGGTCACCTTTGTCACCCTTTGCTCCGGCTGCCCCGGCTGCACCGGTTAATCCTCTTATCCCTTGTGGACCTTGTGGGCCATCTTTTCCTGCAGCACCGGCTGCGCCTGTGTCTCCCTTAGGTCCTTGAGCGCCTCTTGCACCTGTAGCACCATCAGCACCGGGAAGCCCCTGAAGACCTCTTGCTCCGGTATCACCCTTAGCACCTGTGTCCCCTTTAGGACCTTGCGGTCCAACTCCACCGGTAGCACCTTTAGCCCCCGCAGGTCCGGTTAATCCTATTGGTCCTTGTGCACCCGTAGCACCTCTTGCACCCGTAGCACCATCAGCACCCGGTTTACCAATATCCCCTTGAGGACCTTGTGCACCCGTTGCTCCTTTAGCACCTGTTGCTCCATCTGCTCCGGGGAGTCCTTGAAGGCCTCGGTCACCCTTAGCGCCATCTGCACCGGGAGCGCCTGTATCGCCTTTTGGCCCTTGAGCACCTCTTGCTCCGGCTGCTCCTGTATCGCCTTTTGGCCCTTGAGGTCCGGTCAATCCAATAGGTCCTTGTGGACCTGTGCCACCGGTCTTACCAATGTCTCCTTGTGGTCCTGTCTCACCAATCGGGCCTTGTGCACCGGTATCACCCTTAGGACCTTGAGCACCTCTTGCACCGTCTGTTCCCGCAGCGCCTCGGTCTCCCTTAGCACCCGTCTCACCCTGTGGTCCTTGAGGTCCAACCGCTCCGGTTGCACCTTTAGCGCCATCCGCTCCGGGCTTACCTATATCTCCCTGTGGGCCTTGTGGTCCAACTGCTCCGGTATCACCTTTTGCTCCGGTGTCTCCTTTACCTCCTTGCGGACCTGTCTCACCTTGTATACCTTGAGGGCCTCTTGACCCGGTGTCTCCCTTAGCACCATCTGCTCCGGGCTTACCAATGTCTCCTTGAGGACCTGTCTCACCGATAGGACCTTGAATTCCTTGTAGTCCACGAGCGCCCGTGTCACCCTTAGGGCCTTGAGGTCCAACTCCACCGGTTGGTCCGGTCTTACCAATGTCTCCTTGAGGACCTACTTCACCCTGTACACCTTGAGGACCTCTTGCCCCGGTGTCTCCTTTAGGGCCTTGTGCACCGTCTGCTCCTGTGTCTCCTTTAGCACCCTTAGCACCTGTATCTCCTGTATCTCCTTTAGGTCCTATTGATGTAGGAACTTCAACAGAGTTACCATCTGTCAGACTTAGTGTTGTACCTGAAATAGATAAGTCCTGAAACCTACTATTTATTACCACACTACTTGTCTTGGTATCTGTTGTTACGCTTATTGAGCCTTCTCCTACAAAGTTTAAGGTATCTGCGTTTGAGTCCGCAGTAATAGGTTCTATACCTCCTGATGCTGCAATTGTTTTAAATATAGCTTGAGAAGAACCTCTATCATTATTCGTTAGTGTGATTGTTTCATCTACGGTTTGGTTTAAGGTAAAGTCTCCCCCACCTGTCATACCTGTTCCTGCAGATAGTGTAATTTTTTTATTGCTTACAGAAGCTGAGTTATCTGTCCAAGATGCGGTTAGCGTACCACCATCTTGCTGAGTAGCAGTTAATGTCTTAGTAGTGTCACCCGTTACGGCAAGACCTGTTATCTGATTGTTATAAGCGTTATCCCAATTAGTATTGGTAACATTTGTTAGAGCACCTGTATTAGAAAGTCTTACAGTCCCATTAGTAAACAAAGATGAGTCTACTAAATCAAACTGAGTTCCACCCCTTATAATAAGAGGGTATCTATCCGCTTCTATTCCTTGCCACTCTTTAACGTGCCATACAAACCTGTCATTTAGAGTTGCGTTATCTCTTAATTCAAAAACAAAATCAATTGAGTCAGACTTTGGTTGAAATGCATAAATCCTTGCACCATCATTATTTAAAGTCCAATCAAAACCTTTTCCTGTTGTTGGAAATTTTCCGTTTAAGTCTTCAAATATTAAATCAGCTTCACTACCTAAAGTAACATTACCGTTTAAAGTAAGTGCTTCATTAGTTGTTGAACCTCTTGAAGTTACTGTAGCTAAGGTATCAGACTCACCCGGTACTTGAGCAAGAGTAATATACCCCTGACCATTGGTTAGTTGATTGTTGTTGGTTATATAGTTTGCGTTAGTTGCACCTGTGTAACCAAGGTTGGCTAAGGTTAGTGCTCTTGTTGTATGACCTGTAATGACACCGTCTGTAAGCGTAAGTTGACTTACTACATTAGCACCCGAGGTGGTAAGGTTAGTGTCTGTACCAATAGTTGTGTTACCACTACTTGTCACATAACCTTGTCCGTTAACAAGCTGATTGTTATTTGTTGGGATGGTTGTGGAGGTGAAGGCGTTAGCCCCCATCTCCTTACCATCTACAGTCATCGTCCCGTCAACGTCAATTCCATTTTTAAATTTTATTGACGACATATATTTATTTTATTTTATCCTATTGCTTTAATCAATACTCTTACCGCATTTGGTTGTATTGGTTTAGCCGTTACTATATTGATATTATCAATATCAACTCTTACTATATCTACCATTACGTTAGCAAGGGTTTTAGTATCGTAAGCCTGAACAATAACATCAAGAGTACCTAAATTGTGGTTTATAGGCCAAGGGTTTGTTGCTCCATCTCCTATGTTTGCGACAAATTCTGTTGCTTTTGCCTCACATTTACGAACTTCATCGCAGAAGTCTGTTACCTGTGAAGTAGCAATCTGAATTGAGTTGTTAGAGATAGCAGTTACACGTCCCTTAGCATCTACAGTTACACTTGGTGATTGCGTTGCAGAACCAAAAGTTCCTGCAGTTACAACGTTAGGTAAGCTAACCGCACCTGATGATACACTTAATCCACCCGCAGTTGGGAAGTTTGCAATACCTTGAACCGTAGCGGTTGCTACATCAATGTTCTTGTTTACCTCTGTCCAATCAGCAGCCGTTTTAGGCGTATCAATGTTTGCGATAATTAAATCACCAACCTCTAATGATGGAGAAAATACTCCACCACCATTACCTGCGACAGTTACTGCATAAGTCCAACCCTGTAATACACCTACGCTTGGAGGTGCGGTACTTGCATCATAACCACCTTGGAAAATCAAAGCACCTGAACCTGCAAATGTAGTATCTACATAGTTCTTTGTTGCAGCATCCTGAGCACCCGTTGGGTCTGTAACGTCAGTAAGCCTGTTAGAAGCTATACTTAAGTCACCCGTTGGCGCTCCCCACATATTAAGGGTAAGGTCATTAATGATTGTTTTGTTTTGGTCTGCACCTTTATCAAACAATCCAATTAAGTAATCTCCCTTAGGGTCTATTTGTTGACTTCTTACAGGAAGTTCTGTAAGGTCAAGAACAATGTTTAAATTATCTGTTGCTGCTGCTGAGGTATCAATACCTTCACCACCTACAAAAGTTAATGTGTTTCCGTTTGTTATTGTTTGTGCAGTACCCGAGTCCCCTGCCACAGTAAAAGATGACATTGAACCTGCACTACCCGTAGATGCTGCCGTAATACGACCCTGAGCATCAACTGTAATGCTTGCTAAAGAGTATGAACCTGCAGTAACTGCGGTGTTGTCTAAGTCAATTGTTACGGTAGACGTTGAACCTGACGTAGCAATAGCACTTGATAAGCCTGTGCCACCTGCAATAACTACTGAATCTTTATTTAAAATTGAATCTGCAGTTCCTGAGTCAGCACCAAGAGTCCACTCCTGATATCCACTCGGAATAGAAGCCCATACATTATCCCCTCTAAGGAATGTAGTATTATTTGCAGTACCTGTTGCAGAAAGGTCAGCACCAATAGTACCCGTAGTTGTAATTGTACCACCCGTTACGCTAATAAACGTACCGCTTGACGTACCTACTGATGTTACCGTACCTGTGTTATCTGTAAATGGAAGAGCAGAAAGGGACGTCTTATATACATTACTATCAGTCTCATCACTAATAAGGATAAGGTCTGTATCTACAATCGCTGCAGGCGCTCCCGGTGCAGAGAGTATAATGTTATCTGAACCTAAATAGTCTACAGAAAGGGTAACCGCTCCCGATGTACCTCCACCGGACAAACCTGTACCGGCAGTTACACCTGAGATGTCCCCGCTTCCATCTAACTCAATCCAAGCAGAACCTGAGTAATACTTGAACGTGTTGCTCGTTGTGTTGAAAATAATTTGCCCCGCAAACCCCGTTGGGTCAGAAGCTACTTGCTGCAAAGAGGCGTTCAATAATTGATTTTCCTCTAAGTTTAAATTGTCTAAATACCTAATTGCCATAACTTATTTTTTTTCTTTTTAATTAAAAAACGCTTGTCCCGAAAACGGAGCGCTAAATGTTAATGTTACTGTGTCCAAGTCATTATACTCTACAGTTCCTATTACCTCTGTACCTGCAGTATCAACAACTGACACAGAACAATATTTATTTAAGTTATGGTTTACTACCCAAACGGCTGAAGATGTGCCTTGAACATACACAAAGTTCTTATCCGATACAGGCGATGGACCTATTGAATTTAACTGCAACAAAGATAAGAAATATTCCTTATCCTTTTCAAACACACCATTGCTCGATATATGGGTTAATCCAATATCATAGAACAAGGGTTCGTTTATATCTTGGTTTGATGTGTTCCATTGGTATATTGCCCAATCAGAAACATTTGTTGTTTTGGTTATAAGTACATAAGAACCTATTAATGGTGCAGTATAGAACGTATCTACCTGAGCCATAGCCTTTGTGTACTGACTAAATTTTAAATCTGTTATTGAACTAAAAGGAACTGTATCGTTCGCTTGTGGAACAGAAAAGGATATCGTTCCATTCTCTCTTAAATCACCTATCTGCCAATCCTGATATTTGTACATTAAAGATTGAGAATCAATCTTATTTGCCGAATTTAAAAAAGCGGCAACTTTATTTGCCATATATGTAACCTCGTTTTAAAATACAAAGGTACTGATTTTAATTGTCAGTTTTTTTCGGAGTAAGTCTTAATCATCTTCTCTCCTGTACGCCCAATAACATATCCCCCTATACCTAATTGAAGCAAGTTCCAAAACTCATTTTCAAGTGGTGGTATAGGTAATCCAAATAATGGAGCGATAAACTTTACATATATAACTATGAAACCGAAAGCTAACATAAGTATTGGTCTCCAACTTCTTTGTAACCAATTACCTTTAGCCTCTGTTATGATAACATCGGTTTGCATTTTTTGAAGTTCAAGCTGCTTATCTAAAAGCATTTTTTGAATTGCTGCTTTAGCTGCAATCTTTTCTTCTTTGGATGTGAATAGATTATCTAATCCATCCATTACATCTTTTATAACATTACCTCCGAACCAATCTAATACCTTTTTCATATATACTTATATTCTTTTGTAGCATCAAAACTTGGACAAGCCTTAGCAGCAAAGTCTCTATGTCCGTGAACTACAATGTCGTCTCCGTATATAGACTTTAGTGTTCTTATAAGGTTAATAAGGCTAATCTTCTGCTCTTCAGTACGAGTATCCTTTGGTGTTTTACCATCCTCTTCTACTCCACCGATATAGCATATCCCGATACTATTTTTATTTTGACCGATAGTGTGAGCACCTGACCTACCTATAGGTCTTCCCACCTCTACCATACCGTTTAGCTTAATACAATAGTGGTATCCGATGTCTGACCAACCTCTACCATCTACGTGCCATCTCCTGATAGTATCACTACTAATATCCTGACCCTCTCTTGTGGCTGAACAATGAACAATAATTTTATTTATTGCCCTCATTGTTTTTGTTTCTTCTTTCCTTATCTAATAAATACCAACGTTGTGCAGTATATCCTATTGATAATACTTAGTCATTTTATTCCTTACTTTGGTTATAAGGGAATAACTCGTTAAGGGTTTTACGTCTCTTGCTGCAACCGCAATCCTTGCCTGTTGCTTTGCTAACCTTCTCAACAACCTTTTTAATTCCTGTTGCTGATGTTACTTTGTGAATCGTATCTCCTAACCCTTTAGATTTCATATCATTTTATTTCTTACAAGTGCATAGTTTGTGTGGGCAATCAGATGGACTAAACATAATCTTAGACACACCTTTGTTCCAAAGACATTGGAATTTCTTCCATAGGTCCTGAACTTTCAACCCTAACTTTACTAATAGCTTTCCCATTTATTTATTTTTTACAAAGATATAATTAATATTCTTATTAATTCTTGTCTAATACTTGCCCCTCTTGCTTTTTGGAGATGATGCCGTGCTCTTACCCGGGCCGCCCCAAAGCTTCTTGCAAGCCCAATATCTTGCAGTCATTTTGTTGGATGCAGTAGAACATTTGTGTCTTGCTCTAAAAGATTTTCTTGCAGCAGCAGAATAGTTATGACCATAACCTTTAGCACCAAAGTGAATTAACTTCTCCTTGCCATTAGCACACGCCTTAACCATTTTCTTTTTACCTGCCCTGTCGCTTGTTTTAACGACATTGCACTTCATCTTTGCCTTATCCGCCATTACTGTCTCGCTCTATTGTTAAATCTACTTTGATTATTATTTAATTTGGTTTTTGCTCTATTAAATATTTTTGATGCTCGTTTTGGATTGCTAACAGTTCTTACACTTCCTTTTGGATTTGAAGAAGTGTTTCTTGCTATGCGCAAACTTCCATCGTCCTGTAGGGTATAAGACTTTCTTTTTACTTTACTGCCTCTTACTTTTTTTTGAAACACGCGATTTTCGCTTTCAATAGTAGATAAACTCGTTCTATTTATCTTATTGTTCTTTACCTTTCTTATTGAAGCGGTAGTGACTGTAGCCTTCTGCTTAGCCTTGCATTCCGTTAAAGCCTTTCCTGTCAATCCCTTACAACTCATTATTTTTTTCTTTTTCGTACCGCAGAAACTTTCTTTCCGCTCGCACCTTGTTTACCAATTCTTTTCTTTTCTGCTTGTTTTTTTCTAAGTGTACTCTTAGACATCTCAGATTTTGTGACAGGTGTCTTTGAAGACACTCTTTTAGATGGTCTACAGTATTCACTCTTGTTTCCTGTTCCACAAGGTTTACCTGTTCTTGTATCTACCCACTTTTCTGCAGTCCACCTCTTTAGGTTAGAACCGGCTTTAGTCTTCCTTACCTGACCTTTACTCTTACGACACTTAGCAGTAGCTTGAGCGGCTCGTGCTGACCACTTGCCGTAACTCTTCATTACTTTTCTGTAACAAGCATCCTTAGGCATTACTTCTTCTTTTTACCGCAAGAAGCGTATACACTATTTGCAATTTGTTTATTTGATGGTAGTCCAAGCTTCTCAGGTTTTCCTTTCATCTTAGTGCTTGCAGCAGTAAAATATGGTTTTAATGTTTTCATAATTATGCTCTTCTGTTTCTTATTCTACTACCCGCAGTTCTTCGAGTCTTGTTTCTATAGTTAATAGGCGACTTTGGACTTCCAAGCTGAGCCAATCCTGATAGCTTAGGGGTAGGTGTCTGAGTTTTCAAAGCATAGTTTGGTTTACTCCACTTTGTTACATCACTATTTTTAAAATTGTATTGGTCTAAGTCAATAGCTTTATCAGAGATATCTCCCTTCTTATACTTCTTATCCTTAGTCTTATCTACCTTTTTATCCTTGTCTGCCATAATTCGTATCTTTGATACAAAGATAAGAATTTAATTTTATGGATAATTACAGGAAGCCTCCGCCAAATGACTACCTGAAATATTGGAGGGTCATCAGGTATTTTGTTAAATCTAAGTATGGTGTTACTCTTCTAAGAGATGGTTGGATTACCGTCTTCCGGAAGAGGTCCGGCAACAAGAAAGCATTGTACGAGATATCGTACAAAGGAAGACGTATGATTGGTAGTATATATAAAAAACTAAACGGGGAAGAAATCCCCGTCAGTCCATCTGTCAATCCTATGTTTTTAAAAAACGTATCATATACTGATAAGGTTTATCGTAATATGATAAAAGAGATGAATGCGTTTATAAAACAACAACGACATCAGTCTCCCTGATAATAGTATATGAGTTAGAGTTAATCATCATAGAGTATCCTGCACGACTATCGTAGTAGATAGTATCACCTGATGCTATCACCCTAACATCCGTGCCGGCCTCAACAACTTCTGCTTTCTTATATCTAAGCTGATT